CCAGCTGTGCTGCTCTCAGGAGAAAAAGTGCTGTGGTCATTTCCCGGTCTACGGGGTTTGTTTTTTTTTGCTTTCCACAAGAGTCTGGTTATTGGCCCGCCAAAGCTCCATCAATTCCGGGAAAACGGAATAGATGGAGAACGTATCGAACCCATCTAACCAGGCCTCCACAGTTCGCTCCTTCAGATCAGGGTCGGCATGCCAGGCCATAAGATATGCTACATTCTCAAAGACCTCCAGCAGCTTGGGCGGGATGGGTTCACGCCCTTTCTCAGCCTTGTCCAAAGCTTTCTGGATTGCCTTCATGTCCTGCATGATATCCCGGCCGAATTTGATGCGATACAGCCGGGGAATGGCGGCTGTGGCCCGGAAGGGCACATCACGACCATCGATATGGATGACTCTCTCCATAATCAACCTCCAACACCGGGCGCTGCCGGCTGCCAGACGCTCTTATACCAGTTTTCATACTTCTCATCGGGTGTATCCGGCGTAGTCTTGGCCTTGATATTGCCGTTGGCCAGGGGGGATGCCGTAAGGGAGATTTTTTCCGTAGTGGGCTCCTTGCTTTTGTTCGTGGTAGACCCAGTCAGTCCAGGCCGGGTGGCGGCGCAGTTGTAAAGAACATGGCGAACCGCCTTCTGATCGCCGGCAAATTCAAAAAGCAAGGCATGGGGTTTGGGCTCTGCACGCACATTCTCTACCAGAACCTTATCGGTCTTATCTTCGGTTTCGCCCAGTACGTCCTTGCGATAGCTATCGGGGATTACCGCGATTTCCAAATCGCCTCTGTAGCCGTCGTTTGCAGCAGTGACGTAGTAGGCCATATCGTCAGCATAGAAGGTACTGGTTTCGCCCTGAGCCTCCATAGACAGGCTAACCGCTCCCGGAATCCGCACTGGAGTCTCAAAGGTCACTGCTCCATCTTCACCTGCTGTCAGGAGCGCATAATGGACATTTTTCAGGCCGAATTTGACCTTATTCGCTTTATTTGTTGGCATAGTTACACCTCAATTTCATATGTGAGTTGATACAATTTCTCAGCATCGAGATACTCCTCATTCTTCTCCCAACACAACCCATGCAGAGCCGATTCTACCAAGTCTTCCAAATCAGGAGACTTCGTACTTGTATAGAGTTCAACTTGATAGTGACCGGCAGAATAATACGCCTCATCATCTGCATACAGCGTGGTGTCGTAGACATAGAGGTAGCAGATAAAGGGAGGGTCCTGCCGGGTGCGAAACGCCCGGTAGGATACCGGAAGCCCTAACCCTGCTAGGCGTTGTGCCAGTTCTTCCTGCGTCATGGCTCCAACACCTCCTTTAATTCCATCAGCAGTTGCTGTTCGACCTTCTGCTCCGCCGGACGGATATGGGGTGTCCCACTTACCCTTCCACCACCGGCCTTTGCATGACCATTTTCCAGCAAATGAGTGAGCTGTCCATTGGATGAATTGAATACCAGCATCCAAATGCCGCCGGGCCCATCATAGACCATCTTTGTCCGCCAGCCCTTCCGGTATGCCCCAGTCCTTTTGGGACTATGGCGCTGGATATCATTTTTGCAATCCTGAGCTGCGGCCTTGACAGCAGCCTTGACCGATTCAGTGACTTCGTCACGGTAATAGGATAATTCGGCGCCTATGGCATCCACCAACTGGTCAATCCGTATTTTTCCCATTGGACACTCCTGCCTGCTCCTCCAGGTAGAGCTCCGTTTCATCGGTCTCACTGCGGCGGTATGTACGGTAAATCCGGTACCGGCGACCATGGAGCTCTGCCTCCTGCTGTCCGCTGTAATTGATAGATGGTGTAACAAAGAGAATCTCAGGCTTCATTCCTTCTCGACCGCCCTCGTACCATTCTGCACGAGTGACGGACCGTTCTTCCCCAAAAATCTCAGTCCGAACCGAATCGCCAGGCACCTGCTCCAAAAGCGCATTTTTGACATAGGTCTGTCCAATCAGCACCAGGGTATCATCCATTTCCGTCTCCCTCCCGGTAATCAGGACTCATAGATAGAACTGCTTTCAGGCTCTCATAAGCCTGTCGATACTGCTCACCCCTGCCCCGGTAATCAAACTGCCAGCGGGCATAGAGTTTTACTGCCATGCCGGTCAGAGCATCCACATCACCCCGCCCGACACCCGCTACTCTGAGATCCAATACAGCCGCATCGATGGTATCCCGGATTTCATCGTCCAAATTACTATTGGAAATACGCAGAGCCCTGCGAATATCTTCCACCCGGCTCATGTCACATCCCTCCTAGATCCGCCGGCGGCCCTATCCAGGCCGCCGGCACAGGATATCAGGCGCCTGCCCGGGTAAACAGGCACAGGCCGTTTTTGTCAGCAGGCTTGCCGTCCGCCAGAGCCATGACCCGGTAGACGGTGGAGCCGCTGCGGAAGGCCACCGACTTGTCGCTCTCCACGGTGGGAGACATAGCAAAGTTGAACTTGTAGCCCTCGAAAAGGTCTCCAAATACGATGTTGTCCTTGGGAAAGCTGTCCTCCAGAATCACAGGATAGCCCAGGATATTGAACTTGGCAGGGCTCTGGACATCGGCCACCACCACAGGCTTGCCGTTGCTGTCCGTCATACCCAGCAGATCGGAATAGAACACAGCCCGGGGCATGGCAAACTTGGCGTTGGCCATGTACTGAGTGGGCAGGGTGGCCAGGATGGTCATCAGATCCTTATAGGTCATACCCGCCTTGGTGTAGGTGCCGGTCTTGGTAATTTCGCCGCTCTTGGTCAGGCCGGTAGCCTGATTGCTACCGGTTCCGGCAGCGATGGCGGCAGCCACGGCCACGGACATCTTGTTGCCCAGGCGGGCCACCAGCCAGGCCTCGAAGGCATCGATACCCATGGCCATCACATCGGCGGTGATCTCTACCGTCTTGATGAGCTTGTAGGCCCCCAGGGTAATGGCGTCCAGGGCGTCGGCGCTGTCGGTGGCCGCGGTGCCCATATCCACCCAGCTGACACCGTTGACGGTTTTCTCGATGGGATAAGTCACATTGCCGGGGATATAGGTCACGTCCACGGCCTGGATGATGGGCGTCAGCTCCATGTGCGCAATGATCTTGTTCATAGTGGTAGTGGGAATGGCCGCCGATGCGGTTACCGCCGCCCGCTCCTCCATGGTCAGCTCATGGCCCTGGAGATTCCGCAGCCAAGCGGAGCGGTATTCCGGGGTGTCCACGCCGTAGGTACGGCTCTCCACTCCCTCATCCTCAAAGGTACGGGTCACTCGACCGGAGCGGCCGCTGCCGATCTCCTCCAGCAGCTTCCGGCGCCGCTCCGCGCTGCGCTTCAGGGTATCCCGCTCCTCCTTGAGGGCGCGGGTCTCCCGCTCCAGGGCGTCCACATCGGCGTCATCCTTCTCCAGCTCCTGGGCAATGGCGGCCAGGCGGCTCTCAATCTCACCCATACGGGCGCTGGGGGTTGCGAAAAACTGGAGGCCAATGCCTCTTAGCACACTCTGATTCTGATTCATGTTCTGATTACCTCCAAATAAACTCTCAGCCTTTGCTTTCTCCGCTCGGCGGCCTGAGCCGCAAGTCGCTCCGCTTTTTCTGCCTCGATCACTCCGTCAAGCCAGGAACGGGCGGAAATATCGGTAGACGGGTTGGCGGGAAACGATACCGCCGATACGTCGTATACCTTCCGGATCTTCAAAATGCGCCGGGTATGGGTATCCCGGTCGTAGGAGTCTTCCTGTACTGTGAACGCCCAGGACATCTTGGTCACCAGTCCGGCGGCGATATCCTCGTGCATGGATCTGGCTTGCTCCGTTTTGGACAGGTCTGCCGCCATAAAGAGTCCGTGCTCCTGAGGTTCGATGAGCAGAGTATTGCTCTTTCCGGTCCGGGCAAAAACTCGCCCACCGTGGTCATACTGCATGATCACATCGGACAGGTCGGCGCCATCCAGTGCATGGCGGTCAATGACCTCCTTGTACTGAACACCGTCATACTCCCACAGGACATATGGGTCATCAAAGGTGGTAGCATAGCCCTCCACATAGTAGTCGGTATCAAACCTCTTATTGGCTGCTGTCGGGATCATCAGCGGCATTGCCCGGTACTCCCGATCCTTGCACACCGGCATTCTCATTCACCTCCGTTTTTTCTGGTGCCGGCGGCTCTTGCCCCAGCACATTCACCTCGGCGTAGTCCCGCCGGATGTAATATTTTTTGGATTCTGCGGTATTCAGGGCAGGCAGCTGGAACACCTCCCGCCCCTCGTCCATGTTCATCATCCCCCGGTCAAAGAGCTGGGTCACTGTCTCCAGCTTGTCCGACATGGTCATGTGCTGGAGCCGATTCACCGAGAAAGCGATCTCTTTCCCCCGGCTCACCTCCGCCTCCGTATAGGCCATATTGGTATGCACCAATCCCAACTCAATGGCAAAGGGCTCGATCTGTCCCTCATAATAAGCCGACCACTGATCAGAGGTATACTTGTTCTGAAGAATGGCCTCCGACATACCGAAGTAGTCAAACACTGACTCCCGGATCTGGGCCGCCTGCTTATCGTCCACGATATAGGGCTTGCTGTCGATCTGCTTGATATCGGCATACTTGCTGTCGAAAATCATGACGCCGCCGGAGTTTCCCGATGTCAGGTTGTCCTGGACCAGGCGGTCCCGCTCCTCCTTCATGGTCTCCGGCTTAAGCACGTTGGCCAATCTGGCCAGAAAGCGCACCGAAGCGGACGCCTTGACTCCATTGATGATGCTCTGATTCTGGGCGTGGATGAGTTCCATAGTGGGCCGCAGGGCGCCGTTGCGCTCTCCGAAAAAGTCGTTGCGATACTGGAATTGGGTCAGGATACCCGTATAGTCCAGCTCCATCACCCCCACATCCCCGGTGGGAAAACGAAAGCGCACATAGGGCACCCCGCCGCGCTCCACAATCTCCGCCTGAGATGGAAGAATCGGATAAAATCCGGACAGCCGCAGCTGTTCGGGATCTTCACACACCGGCACAATAAAGGCCGTGTTCTCCGTCTTGTAGATGGTAGCCAAACGATACAGATATTTCTTGGTATCCATCCACGGATTGGGCTGGAATTGCAGCACCCGCTCCATCCGGCGTCCGTTCGGCCCCATGACTACCGGACGCAGCTTGCTCACATGGGTGGCAAAGGTATGGATACAGGCCCGGGTCAGCGCCATCTCATAGACGCCGCCCTCAAATGAGGTGTAGACCGGCGCATACCCTCCCAGGGTCTTGAAGTAGGTATAAACTGCCGCTTCGGCGGTCTTTTTTGGAAAGAGCTTTTCAAACAGCCCCATAGTCACACCTCAGTTCAGGTTGATGTACAGATCCTTCTTGTCCTGGAGCACCGTATAGGCACACAGAAGCGCCGCGGTGCCGTCCACTCTCCGGCGTGGGTCCAGGGTCTTGACCAGCTGGATATTGCCGTTGACGTCGGTCTTGGCCTCGCTGTTCACCAGGCACCACTTATCCACCGGATTGTTGTTATAGATCACACGATGGTCCCGGAAGTCGGCCTTCAGATCCTTCATTGGTTGGGAAAGGGTAGCCGGTCCCTGCCGTACAGGAATCATAGACTCCGGCCCGAATTCCGCCTGGAAGGCCCGCAGCAGGCTGTCATCGATGTGCCACGGATCATATCCAATGTAGAGCATATACAGCCCTTCGCTGTCCCTCAGTTCCTTGAACCAATCCAGGAAGATCTGTTTGTCGCACTTCCGTCCGGGGCAGGTACGCATATAGCCCTGCTCCACCCATAGGGAGTACGGCACATTATCCCGCTCGCGCCGGCTGCCCGACCGCCTGGCGTCCTCCAGCACGGCCTCCGGGATCCAGTACATGGACCGCACATAGAGATTTGGATCATCCGGCCGCATACAGATGGCTTTTGCCGCGTTGAGATCCGTCGTATCGGCCGCGTCAAAGCCGCCGATGCCATAGTCAAAGGGGATCTGGAAGGTGGCTTCATTATTCAGCTCCTCCCAGCGCAGCCATGCTCCCTCCGAAGTC